TATCTTACCACCCTTACGAACCTTCTTGTTAGGGTTAGACAGTAAGAATATCAATTCCCAACCATCTTCTAATATTGTATCACGAATTGACTTATATTTCAAGGTGTCACCGATACGAAAGAAACCTTTTACCTCCACCATAACCTTCTTCTCTTCATGCACAAAGTCTGGTTTGTACTTCCTGTAGACAGTGTAAGGTACGTCATACGGCTCATAGATAAAGCCCTTGCGTTTAACCTCCTTGGAAAACTCTTTCTCAAGGGCTGACCTGTATTTGTTTTTAGTCCGTTTCATTTAAGTCCAACTCCAATACTTTAGGTTCTACTTCAATGTGACTAAAGTACCGCACACCAGTAGAGTATAGGAAACCTCTTAGGTCTGGATAGCAGTGCTTCTTGAACGGACAGTAGGAACACTTGACGGATAGCTTCATGTTACCAGACTTACCATCGGGTATCGGGTCAGCACAGTAGGCTTCTGGCTCATCACCCTTAACCATCTCCTTAACGTGTATTATACGCTCCTCTATGTCCCCCTTAATGGTTTCATGGACAGGGGCTTGGGTATCCTCTAGGTCGTACTTAAGTACTGTCAAATGCCCATTAGCTTTGTCCATAGCCAACCATCCAAAGTCCTTCTTTCCCTGTGCATGGGCGTAGGCTTTTATCTGGTCAACGTAACCAAAGGAGTCATCATACGCCAGTGTACCATCCTTGAACTTCTTGAAGGCGTAGGAACTAGCAGACTTAACATCAATAGTCACACCATCAATGGTACAGTCCATGTGTCCCTTGATGCCCTGTACTTCACACTTCTTCTGTTCATCAGTTACCTCATGCCCTGCCATGCGTACAAGGAACAAGAGCATCTCTTCAATCACATGACCATACATAAACTTGATGTAGGTATGTGGGCGTATCTTCTCACCTGTGTCCGTACCATTAGCTACGTTCCACAAGTATCTGTCATCCCGACCAATGTTTGACAGGCGCAGTGTTCGGGTGTCCTTCTTCCTGTCCCTAGCAAACTCTGTACGCATTAGGGACTTCATGGCTTCACCGAACTTCTCTATCTCTGCCTCTACATCTACAGAGTCCTCTGCCTCTTTTGTCTCCATCAGTCGGTAAACATCGTCTACCAATGTATGTATAGATTTACTCATCGTCAATATCCTTAAAGGCTTTTATGACATCAGTTGAGAACAGCTTCTGTAGGTTGACCAAGTACATCTTACTAGCGTTATGGTCGCCACCAGACACAGTTCTAAACTTGTCAAGTTTACTTACAATCTTCTTAAGCACATCCGTCTTGAACACTAGGGTACAGTATTCATTGTCCCCTATGCACAGGTTATGAAACCAGTAGTCTGACTCTGTAGCTTCAATGCCAGACGGCTTGCCCCATGACTCATACTCAATACAGATGTTGCCTGTCTTTTGCCACAAGTCCTTCTCAGACTTAACCTCTATCTTCTTGTCCTGTAGCATCTCAGCGACCCTGTCCTCCCTAACAGAGCCATACGCTAAGTCTAAGTCAAACTTCTTTCTATCTTCTACACAGGGTTTCATTATGCTACCCTCTTTGCACGTTTGTATGCACTGGTCTGTGTCGCTGTTCTGAAAAATCCTTTATACTCTGGAAACTGTTTCATAAACCAACGACCATAGAAAGCAGTGTAGTTATTGGGTAGATGATAAACAATGCCACCCTCTGCTTGCTCTCGTGTCATTTCCCACCGCATCCTTTCTGAGATAGCTTTTGTAGAGTAATGTTTGTATCCTTTATCAATCCTATCAAAAGTAAACTCAACAAACTTTTCCCATACCTGTGGGTTGTTAAGATGGTATATAATTGCGCTTTCTTCCATCTCTTCTAGCCTAGTTTTCATCCCAAGACTATTAGTGGGTTTCTGACCAGTTGTTGCCGATTTGATACTCTCCTGCGAGAGGACAGTTAAGTTTGTAGTACGTTCCTGCCGCTTCGATACAGGAAACCGCAAGCCTTCCAAAAACATCTGCTTCATCTTCTTTAACCTCTGTTTGAATTTCATCATGTATATTACCTATAAATTTATAATCAATGTTCCAAAGTTTCGCGTACTCGTCTAGCAACACCAGTGCCTTCTTCATAACAATAGCACCTGCTGATTGGAGTAGCGTGTTTAGTGCCGAGTGTTCTGAGCGTACTGCGACCCTGCGCCCATCAAGTCCATAAAGATAACCTCTTCCGCTTGCCACGCTAACTCTCTCTCGTAAGTCTCTAAGAGATGGCGTGTTTGACAGGAACTTCTGCTTAAGTCGCTTACCATCTCTAGCAGTTCCTCCAACGATACTTCCGATTTTTGCATCCCCTGCTCCATACAGGAACGCATAGATGAAAGTCTTCGCTTGACTTCTTGTGTCAACACCGCTAGCAAGTTGGTTTGCTGTATGAATGTCTCCAGTGAGTATTTCATTTGTATAGTCCTCATCGTTCATATAATGTGCAAGCATACGCAGTTCTAAACCACTGGCATCCATACCGACCACCTTGTATCCCTTCGGTGCTATCCAACAGGCACGACACTCTTTACCATACTCCGCTGACGAACTAGGTACTTGTGCTACGTTGGGGCTAGAATGTGTCATACGCCCTGTCACAGTTCCATTTGCATTTACATATCCATGCACTCTACCATCATCTTCAACAGCATCAAGCCAACTCTGTACCTGTGCAATACGCTTCTGAACCAATAGGTATTCAGCAATCATAGAGGCTTCGGGTATATTAGTGACCTTTGCTAGGACTGATTCATCTACAATGGCTTGACCCTTTTCAGTGAACTGCTTAGGCTTCCAACCAAAGTATTGTAAGTACCGCCCTATCTGCTGTCGTGAACCAAGGTTAAACTCTGGGTAGTCTATCCTACTAAACTCACCGCCAACTGTAGCCCACTGCTCCCCAAGGAACTTGAGACCTACAACGGACAATGAAGAGTCCTTCTTGAACTTAGGCTTGACCTTGCGTACAAACGTAGGCAACGGCTTGAACTTATTATGCACCGCTTCCTCTAATTCAAACTTACGCTCTTTGAGTTTAGCCAGTAGTACAAACGCACCCTCTTGGTCTAGCAACCACCCATTGTGGATTTGCGTTGAGATAATGCTTTGTACTTGATGCTCAAGGCTAATGCTTTCGCTTCCAAAGTCAGACAAAGCACTTCGTAGCGCGTTGTAAACTTTGACATTGACCCTAACATCTTGCTCACAATACTCCACCATCTCTGGCGAATAACTGTCCCAATCATTATGTTCACCTTTTGGACAACCTAGTAGCTGTCCCAAGTTTTCTAAGGAATGACCCCCCTCTCTTTGTGGGTCGGCTAGTCTTGATAATACTAATGTATCAGTTATCTTACACTTACTAAAGTCTGCACCTAACAGTCTTTCCAAGACAGGTATGTCGTAGTCAATGATGTTGTGACCTATCAACTCGCACTCTCCCTGTTCTTCAAGCCACTCATTGAAGCGACCTGTCTTTATCCCATCGGGGTGTATTGAGTAAACTATATCGCAACCTACTTCTTGGATACAGATACACCACACCTTGTCTGGGTTAAGACCATTGGCTTCTATGTCAAATACAAACTGCTTCATTAAAACTCCTGCTTCTCGTCACTCACAGGACAGGTGGTTTCAATCATACGCCCTGTGTCCTTGTCGTAGTACAGGTAACACGCAACACCAGTAAGCCCTGCGTATCTGTTCTTGAGTACGCGCACTGTGGTCGTGTTGCGAACCTGTGGGTCAGCGTGTTGTTGGTCACGTTCCAATCCAATCACCATGTCGGATAGCTGTGCGATAGAAGCAGAACCACGTAACTCTGCCAAGCTAATCTGACCGCCATCTTCATGTGCCTTGCCATTGGGTCTGCGTAGGTGAGACACTAGGAACAAGCCTATCCCTGTCTCCTGTACTAACTGTCGTAGCTTAGTCATTATGCTGTCAATAGCCTTACGCTCATCACCTGTCTCTTGGTCGGACACCACGATACTAAGATGGTCTAGGATAATCCACTTACAGTCCAGACCTTTAGCCATGTAGCGTACCCTTGACAACAAGTTATCTTCACACGTAGAACCAAAGTGGTCAAACATAAAGACACGACCTGTCCCTAGAGTACGTTCCCAGTATCCTCTCTTATCTTCCCTTGAGGCATCTCTGCTTAAGTGTAGGGTCTTGTTAGCTTCAATGCTCATTATCCCTAGCGCAGTCTTGGGTATGTCCTCCTCTAGCGCGAGTATGCCAATGTTGTCATCGGTTGCACCTAGTAAATAGTGTTCCAACTCTCTGACCATCTGTGACTTACCCATGCCAGAACCACTGGTGATTGTGACCAGTTCTTTCTCCCTAAATCCATACGTCATATCATTGAGACAAGACCAAGGATACAGTATAGACTTGACCTCCTCCTGTGCCACGATGTAGTCCCATGTGTCGCTCCCTGCCACAATACCATCGGGCTGATACGTCTTAGCATTCCACCATTCCTTGATGAACCCTTGCACGTTACGTTCCTTGAGCATCTCCCCTGCATCTTTCATAGGCAACACTACGTTCTTTGCCTTGTTAGGGGTGAACAAATCAAGCACTGCTCTTGATGCTTCTTGCCCTGCCTTGTCGTTATCAAAACAGATAACCACGTTTTCAAATGTCTCAAGCCATTCCAAGTTTGCCTTGATGTCCTTGACTGCCCCCGATGCACCAGAGCGTATGGACACTACCGCCCACTTGTTATCAAACATCTCTGATACTGCTAGGGCATCTGCTTCTCCTTCAACAACAGTCACGTACTTACCGCCACTCTTGAACGCTTGCTGACCAAACAATCCTACATTATCAAACGTACCGCTTGCGTAGAATGATTTGTTGTCAACGATGCGTGACTTAGTCCCTGTCTGTGTACCGCTGTCCTTATCAAAGTAGGGATAGTGGTGCTTTACAATTTGTCCCGATGCTCCGTACTCTACTGTGACACCGAACTGTTTGCACGTTGCCTCAGAGATACGCCTGTCGGGGATTGAAGCTACAACACCTGTCATCTCTAATCTCCTAGTTGATTGTGGTTTACTTTCAACGACCTCACCAGTAGCCTTTTCATAATGGTTGCAGTCCACTGTGAAGCAGACTGCATGACCATCTGAGTATCTGGCTAGGTTGTTCCTAGAGCCACACGCGGGGCATGGCTCATGTCGGACAAAGTGAGAGTCAGTCATTAAAAGTCACCGCCACCCTCGGAGGCTTCGGCTAATTCTAAGACCTTCACCTTAGACAGATACGTTGACGTACCATGTACAGGGTGCGGCTTACCCTCTGCGTACTGAACGCGAACCTTAGAGCCTCTGGTCAGACGACCAGTAAACTCAGCACCATCAGCATCGTACATAGGTACTTCGTACTTAGTGCTAAACTTACGCTGTGCTGTGCCTTCGTACTCGCGTAGTTTGACACCCTTATTGGCTAAGGTATCAGCATCTTTAGGGTCTAAAGAAAGAACCAAAGAATACTTACCAGTTGATTGACCTTGATACATTTCATGTTCGTCAAGGTTAGCGAACGCTACGTTACCTTCTAATACTGCCATAGTAATTTACCTTCTGTTAATTAATAAAAGATTACCTTAGGATACTTTAGGATATATCTTTAAAGTAATAAACCAAAGTATCTAAGAATATTATAACACATATTTTTAGTTAATGCAACACCTCCTGTTTTAGAATATCGTCAATACTATTTAGTATATCATCATCGTTGTCAAATGTCACCCAATCATCTTCAAGGGCTTGGTCTGAATGTTTGAGACAGGTGTTACATAAATCCAAGTGCAGACCTGTAGACCTGTCTTTCCGTTTCAGTTCTGGCTCAGTCAAGATTACGTCACAGGCTTTACATCTACTCATCATCTATCTCCACATAGCAACGACCAATGTTAATGTTAATGAAGGGCAGTAGGATAACCACGCCCTCAAAGGGCATGGCTGTCCATGTACGCTCATCTGTTACTAAGTCAAGTCTCTCTACCCACACTGGTCTACTGTTCACAAACTCTATGTCAAACCCTACACCATTCCGTAGTTCAATAGACCACAGCATACCAAACAAACTAATTGTAGTTCTCATCTTTAATCCCCAATCTTTCAAGTTTATATTCTATGAACCGACTTATATCCCTCCAAGACCAAGACAGGAACAAGTCAGACAAAACGACTGCCTCATGCTCCCCCAGTTCCCTGTCAACAAAGCTGTACTTTTCCATATCAGTAGACTTACCATTATCAATATGAAAAGAACCATCTGCATCTAAGTCAGTAGGCAAACAATTATTATTCCAAAGAGTAAGCCACTCATTTGCATATTCGGGTAAGTCATCATCATGGGAAATAATAATACACTCATAATATTGTTCATCATCGTGTAAGGTTATGTTACGTACTAAAAAATGTCTCATTAGTCACCTCCAAAGTGCATCTTAAGTTGTCTGTTAAACACATCTTGTCTAGCCTTGACCTCGGCAATTAACTCCTTAGCTTTCTCTGGCGATATTGGTGGGTACAGGTGAGCATCTTCCCAGTTCTCTGGGTCATCTTCTGGCTCAGTTCTATGGTCTTCCTCATAGGGAGCATACGCCCCCTTGCCCTCACAGTAGTCGCTATAGTCATAGCTAGGGTCGTCAGTTATTCTGCACAGCATTCTAAATACTCCTCTCTTATATCTTCAATTAAAGCATACAGCAATATAACATCACTGTCACATAGGTTTTTACTACTCTGTAATTCCTGCACCTCACTGTGCATTAACTCAAGTATATCAAGCATGGGCACACGCTCCACTCTGGGTCTCTATTAGTCCGTAGTTATGACCATATCCCAGATAATAGTCATCGGATTGGTTGTCAAGCGCAGGGTAGCCATGCACACAATCAAACTCC